GCGTCAATGAGAAACCATTTTCTCCAGTGGAATGCACAACCATGCCTTGGGAATCAGCAGTACCCAAAATGCTATTTTTGCTCACTTTCCAGGGCATGTCCGAAATAGAATATTTTCCCCAACCAATAGCTTTAGAGACCTGCTCACCAGCATTCCACCCAAGCTCAGGTTTACCAACAATGGTACCCAAGCCAGCGCCAGCAAATCTTGGAAGATAGCCACGATACTTCTTCCACAAATCACCCCAGAACCCCCCACGACCTCGCATCACTTGGGGTCCATTACGCCAGCGCCCATATAACCCGCGACCCATCATTGGACGTTGTCGGCGATTGAGGTTGCGCCGTGGCATATTAGCCACTACAGCCTTGCGCAACTTCTGACGTAATCGTTGACGCTTACGAGCAATGGCGGATCGCGCACCGCCATGCAATCTGACTATTTGTTTCTTAACTGGTCCCTCATCTTTTAGATAATAGTCAGGTGGCTGCAAGATCAACGAAATCATCTTGACAATCATATTTGGATCATGAGTATTCAACTCACGAAGAATAACACACGCAACATCATCATCAATCGTCGACAACAAAATTGAAAAAGCAGAATAAGTAGCTGGTAAAATAGAAGCTACCTCATCAACCACAGGAGTAGAGCAATTAGTTTCAACCTTAATTTCTTCACCGCAGATAACACGATTTGTAGTCATGATAAATAATAACGTGAGATAACCTCACAGAGTGGGAAGCCACAAAAGTGGCCCGACGTACCAAAGAAAAGCGCATTATAGACACCTTGAACTAACATGGTCACAAAACATGGCCATGAGTTCAGGCGGGGATGGATATAGATCAGCAAAAGAGACCCAATCCTCACACAATATATAACGTTCTAGCAAACATTGAACTTCTATTGATACGCCAAATTTATCTGCCATAAATAAGCGTGCAATAGAAGAAATATTGGGAGGACGTGGAACATAATCATCTGGAGGTTTACGTTCATAAAACGATAGTTCATACCTCGGAGTGAAACGGTGAAATTTCTGGTAGAAATGAAAAGCCATCACACTAACAACAGGACAATCTGGTGTTTCATACAGAGCAGAAAGTGCTTTGGCCACAAAAAGCTGATCCATTCGTCGCTGGGAAACACGTATGCCGCGATGGGTGACAATGAAATTCATCAAAAACTTTGTCAAATCGCGAATAACAATACCATCGTCACTAATAGACAAACCACAAAAGGCAGCATACCCAGGCTTTACAACGCGATTCAATTTGACATTGAAACCAAATAAAAGATAATCAGATGGGGTAACTGGCTTCTCAACAGCTAAAAGAGCATCATCACCCTCAATGCGCAATGAAAATCTTTTGATGCCCTTAATCAAAAACAAGCACAACTGCATTGTCATGTTGGTAAACCCGTTACCCAAAGAAGTGCATGAATGACCACTTTTACGACGACCCCGCAACCAAATCGTAACACCCTTACGAGTCCTTATCTTCATGGGTGACAAAAGGGCGCGACAGTAATAATCCATTTGGTAAGTGTCATTAACTGCACGATACAAAGCGATTTCAACATTTTGCATGATTTCAGTGGATAAACAAGACTCAAAACTCGTGAAATCAACCTCATAATAAATCATGCCAGGTGCATCCATGCTCAATATTGAATTCCTGCGTTCA